ATTTAATTAATTTTGCAGTTCCAGAAAATTCTGCTCCAGATTTTAAAGTATTAACAACTTGAGTTGATTCTAGTTGTTTAAATTTTTTATCAAATTTTTGTAAATCTAAAGTTAATTGATTTTCAAGAGCTTCAGCTTTCTGTTCTGCTATCGCTGCTTTTCTATTAAAAGCTGCCTCTTGATATGAACCAATAGCACCTGCTTGTTGTATACCAAATAATGCTGTTGAACCTACTATATATGGTGCTGCTGTTGTAGCTGCTGCGGCAAAAGCTGGTCCTGCAAATGTTAATGGTCCTTCATATTCGTAAGAATCTTCTTCTATAATATTATCATTTATATCATAAACAATTTTGTTATAAATTTTCATTAAAATATCCTCGCATACATATATTGATCAGAACCATCAAAACCAAATTTTCTCATTAAACCTTCGTTCTCCAAACCTAACCACTCTGCAAATCTTTGACCTTTAATAAAATCTTTTCTAATTGCAGTTTGAACTCTTTTTATATTGTGTTCTTTTGCAACTTTAGCAAAATCTTTTTTAATTGCTTTAGCAACTGACAAAGGATGATTCCACATATCACTTGATGCAATTACCCAACCTTCTGCAACTTGACCCCAAATCATTTTCATACCAGCAGCAAAGATAGGTTTTTTATTAACCATACCTGTAAAAGCTAAATTGTTTTCTTCTAAATTCATAGCATCACCTTCAATATTAATAAATTTTCTATCTGCTTCTAATATTTTATGATTCATTTGATATGATAATATTATTTTTCCATGTTCTTTTGTGTAAGGTACTATATATAGCATATTATCCATCATTTGTAGTTAATCTTGGGTATAACGATAAAATTGTAAAAGGTA